ATTACACTCAAATCCGTAGTTGACCATTTCGACATGATACTTGTCTCCCTTACTTCCTGTTACGGGCCAGCGAACACCGACCCACGGATGACCTTTAGTTTGAATAACTTCTGACTCGTGTGCCATTGAGCTTCCTTTTCAATCTTAATAGAGCCTTTGCATGAATTGATCTTGCACTAGCCGCAGATTTGCCAATATGATCACCCACATTAGCGTATGTCATTTCTTTCACAGTTTTTAGCATTACCACTGTAAATTGTTCAGGCGTTAAACAGCCTTTGATTGTTAGTAAAGTATCCATTACCATACCAACAAAATAGGTAGAGCTGACATGAATATAACGAATAGGATACCACAGATCCAAGTTTCTACAATATGATTCATTATACACGTACCTCATAACCAAGATTTTTAAGAACCCAATCTTCACCAAGATCAGCGGCTAAAGCCAAGACTACACCTTCTCGTGGATGTGTATCCATGCGCTCGATAAAAGTACGAAGCGAACCCATGTGACCACGGTTAAAGCGATCTTTAACTTCGATAACATCGTTACGATCTTCGGCATACATTTCAGCCATATCATTGTCAACACCCATAAACTCAACGTGGCTGTTCCAAAGATTCTTTTCAAGCTTTGTAAGATTTTCTAAAAACATATCAGGACTCCTCTTCCTTTTTGATTATAGATATATTATACACTAGTTTTTCGGAAAAGTAAACAAAAAAATGCACTTAAAGTGAAAAAAAATGCAAAATATTGATAAAGCAATGATGAGACTGTTGAGCATGTCAGACTGGCAAGAGTTCAGGGGTTTTGATTCAAAGAAGATAAAAAAAGAACTACAACTTTTCGATAACGAATGGAAAAGATATAATCCTAGAAAAACTCCTAACAACCGTTGGGGGCTAAGTGTAACAAGTTTTGATGGAGGATTAAGTGGTATTCCAGATCTAGATAGTTTATTAAACTATGAGCAAGAGACTGGTATTACTTTGCACAATCACCAATGTACTGAACCAACACTAGTCTGGGAACAATGTGAAGAGTTAAAAAGATTTTTAGAACCATGGAAGAAATGGGTTACTAGATGTCACTTTTTACGTTTAGATAAAGGTGGCTTTTTTCCAGATCACTGTGACATCAATAAACATGATTTTAGTTATGATGAAGTAAGATTTGTAGGATTCGTAAATACTAACAGGTATGGATTCAAATGGATTTATGATGATAAAATAATTCATGCAGATAACGGTACATTCTGGTATTTCAATGCAAATAAAAGACACTCTGTATTTTCAACTTGGGATAATATGATTTTATTAGTTGTTTGTATGAATTTCGACGAAGAATTATTTTTACAAATGATGGATTCAGCGTTAGTGAGATAATGCTTTTATTTTGGTGTTTGCTAGGCGTTATAACGGGCGTCACTTTCGGTATAGTTCCCGGTGCAGGACCTTTTCTTGCTATAGCATCATTATACTCACTTCTATATTTTGCTGATCCAGTTTCTATAATAACATTTTACATATCTTTAATTATAACGTGTAATTACACTAACAGTGTAACATCAATTTTGTATGGTATACCTGGTGACCCAGCTGCAGCAGTGACAGCTAGGTATGGCCATAAAATGTTACTAGATGGCAAAGGCCATCTTGCCGTAAGTAGTAACGCTATCTCTAGTACTATAGGTTCATTGTTTGCTGTAAGCCTATTTTTATTTTTCTTACCTAATATTTTTTCTTTATTTAAGTTCTACAATAGCACTATACAATTTTCAATAGTTTTAGTAGCCATTGTATTACTAGCTTTTGTTTCTAAGCAAAAATTGTGGAAGACAACACTTTTGTTTATTTTAGGTGGTGTCTTAGCTAAAATTGGATTTGATAACTTAACACATAAGTCTTGGGGAACTTTTGGAATAGATTATTTAACTTTAGGCATACCTTTTAGTTCGATGATGATAGGCTTATATATTTTGCCAGAGGTGTCTAAATTTTATGAATACAATTTTAGTGATAATAATAAAATTACGAAGTTTGGTTATTCATTGAAAACGCTACCTTCCACATTATTTGGTAGCTTTGTAGGCTTTTGGTGTGGATTAGTCCCTGGAGTTACAAATATACTTGGAAGTTATGTTAGTGCATCGTTTGTAAAAAAAGATATTAATAAGATAGCAACTGCAGAGTCTGCAAATAACAGTGGTGCTCTTAGTTCAGTATTACCTCTATTGATACTAGGCATACCAATCGTAGGCAGTGAAGTTTTAGTTTACTATCTCATTGTATCAAAGGGATTTAGTTTTAATTTAGAAAGTCTATATCAATTTCAACCTGTGTTGTATTACATACCTTTAATACTTTTTATATGTTTATTTTTATCATGGTTGGGTTTTAATCACTTAGCAAAAATAACTAGCTTATATAAGATGTATAAAAATTATTTTAGCATAAGTATTATAGTTTTAATATCTGCAATGAGCTTATACATATATCCAGTTAAAATGTGGTTTTTAATTTCACTTATAATATTATCTTTACTAGGATATTTTATTAGAAGGTGGGATACGTTTCCTGTTTTATACGGTTATTTTTTAACAGATCTTTTTTGGGAAAATCTAATAAGAGTAATGGTTATATACACATGAAGAATTTGATACTTGGTTTTAAAAGAGGCCGCAACAAGTGGCATGGCTTTTCTGAAGCTTTGCAAAATGCAGGCCAAAGTGTTGATGTGGTTATCGACAACTTTGATAGTATTGATGGTAAGTATGATAGGATCTGGTGCATGGCAGAAAGTTTGTTGCCAATACAATTAGAACTAGAAAAAAGGTATGGCTTAAGTAACATAACTCAAAAAGCAGTAGAAACACTTATTAATAAAAAGAAGTTTGATGATTTTTGTATTGCATCAGAGTTTGATATGTTAGTGCCTTATAGTGTAATACCTACTTGTATAGAAGACCTAGATTATTTTTATAAGAAAGCATTTATTATAAAACCCGTCATAGGTTCAGGTTCAAAGCAAAATTTTGATACTAACATAGCGTATTTATCATATCGCAATAAACAGGCTTTTCTAAAAAGTGTTCCTTGTGATTTATTATTCTACGTAAATCAAAGTGGTTTCATAGACAAAAATTTTAATAATCTTAGAAATTATTATATGGCGCAGGAATTTTTAGAACACAACACTTTTTATGCACCATATTTCTACGCAAATGAGAATGGTGAAGTAAAACACATATTTACTGTAGAAGGAAATTTACACGTCAACAAAATTGATGAACATAAATTTGAAGCTAAGCCTACAGATTTTATGATGGTAGATGATAATGAAGTACCTTCTGAAGTTTTATACTACAGAAATTATTTTTATGAAACTATTGTAGAAAAGTTGCAAATAAAAAATATGTTTTTTGCCGGACCAGATTTTTATTTTGATTCTAATAAAGATGTTAAGATTATAGATTGCAACCCGCGTATAGGTACGGGTTTGCAAATACTAAATGAAGTTCATAATAATGAATTACTTACTAAAATAATTTTAAACAAGCCTTTTGAGATAGAAACTAAATTTTGGTGGGTGACTGCAAAGATAAAGCCAGGCAGAATTAAACAAGTAAAAAACATGTCAGAGTTTCAAAAATACTTTGCTTTTCCTACTCCACAGCTTAAACCTGGAATGGTTTTTCCAGAATTTGCTTGGGGAGCTCAACAGAACGTAGCTAAGATTATTTTAAAAATACCAGGTAAAAATAAGTCTGATATGCATGAAACATATCAGACTCTTTGTGAACAGTTGCAGAATTGTATAGTTTATTAACTATTTAGTTCTACTGCTGATTTAACTTTTTCTACAATCATGTCTGTATTTTCTGAATTTACGACATAAGTTTCAGTGCCTTCAAATGAAGCTTGCCACTCAGTTGTACTCGACAAATCATGTACAATGTGGCGGTATTGTGAAACAATATCAGTAGATGCATTTACTGACAAAATCACATCGACAAAAGCAAAGTCTAAATCACCGGTTGCGCTTGTAGCAAAGCACGTTCCGTCAGCTTCTACTTTCTTTTGCTTGGTTGCAGTTGTAAAAATAGTGTCAGCATCTCCACCTAAGTAACCTCTTGTAGTTGCACCACTACCGTCGTAAGGCACAATTGTAATTTCAGAATCTAGGTCTGCGGACATCTGGTTAATGAATTTTTCTACAGCGGGTGAATCTCCCCACGTAGCAATTTTAATATTTTTACCTTTCATTTCATCCATCGATGAAAACTCACGGCTGCAAAGCACTGTTTCGTACACTTGTAAACCAATGATTGTATCTTCATCCATACGCACTCTTGGAGTTTCTTCATTGCCCGGCCATTCAGTACTCCACATAGTAACGATATTGTCTTTATCAAAATAGCTGCCTGCTACCATTGGGTTACCTGCTTGTACATATTCACCTTGAATACGATCATTGATAAAAGATAGCGCAGCATGAAATCCACCTGAGTCACTACCTGTATTTACAACAGTTGTACCTGCAATAGATGCAGTTGCCGTTGAAAAGAATAAAATAAAACTAAGAACAATGTTCTTCATTTGATCACCTCATGTTTATTGTTTAGTATTTTATATATTATTATTTAAGTTCCGGTTTTGTCGTAGTTGCGAGTAAAGAGATCTTGTACATCGAAATCAATACCACTGCCATAGCCTATAATACACACTTCATTTGTATGTAAATGAAACTCTGCAATTGTAAAAGTTCCAGTGTCTGTATTTGTAAAGACATAAACCGGTAAATAGGTTGTTGGTTCACCTGGCGCTTCGAGTTTTGCAACTGCACCTAGTAAAGCTTTTTCACCGTGTTGATTTAACACTGGCCAAAATTCTTGTTCAGGCCCGCACTGTACTGGCTTTTCTCGCCATTCAATACCTTGCTTTGGTTGTGCAAATGCTAGGTTAGAACCCACTATGACTGCGATTCCAAATGTGAATGCTATAATCAATTCTTTTGTAAATTTATGCATTATGTTTCCTATCAAAAAAGTGTGTGCCGGATTCTGTTCCCAGGCTCCGGCGGGCCCGTAAGGACTAGGCAGCTAAGGCCATACCTTTAGTAAACCCAACTTTACGAGCGAAGGTGTTACGCTTCTTCATAAACTTAGGTTGTGCAACGTTATCGTTTGCATTTACTTCTCGAAGACTCCAGCATCTGTCGATCCTATTTCGCCCCCACATAAAAACATGCTACTTATATGAACCGTCAAGGTTGTAATGTTTTGCATTATAGTGTGCACACAATAGCGCTGTAAATAATCCGTATTCTTTATAAAGTTTTCTAAACCAATTTATATAGTGTTTCATGTTTTTATGGTGGAGGCGTCGGGTACTGCCCCCGAGTCCAGTCTACCTTCTAGCATCTTCAATTATATTTATATTATACCACAAGTAGTGTTGAATGTAAATATAAATATTACTGAGAGTGGAATATATTATATTACTGTTTGATTTATATCTATCTAACTTTAACATAGGTAGATCGAAATGGTCGTCGCAGAAGTTTTAGCCGGCATAGCGTTGGTAAAGTCAAGCGTTGATTTTATTAAGTCGAATATTGATACTGCAAAAGACATTGGAGAAATCGCTGGTGCAATCGATGGATTGTTCCAAGGTGCTGAACAGTGCCAGAAACAAAGAAACAAAAAATCAGGTGTTAGTGTAAAAGATCAGTTTGGTATCAATAGTGTAGCCCAAGAAGTTATTGATGCAAAGTTAGCAGAAGAAAAACTACAAGAGATGAGAACATTAGTTGACATGCGCTTTGGTCCTGGTACGTGGCAAAGTATATTAGATCTTAGAGCTAAGAGAATACAAGAAGAAAAAGAAGCTAGAAGACTTAGGGCGATACAAAAACGAAAAGAAGAACAAGAGTTCTGGGAACAAATGAAAACGATTGCTATAATAGTAGGTTGTATAATAATTGGTGGAGGAGCATTTATCTTGGCTTTAACATACGCATGATTTATATTTTTTGGACTATAATTGCTTACTTACTTTGGTGTTTATTTTTTGGTGCATACGCTTATGAAATGGTTGAAAGATTTGACGTACCATATAAAAGAACAAAACTAGAAGAAAAATCTATGTCAATCAAAGAGAGATATAAGTTATGCTATATGCGATTCTCATCCAAATAGGAGCTACAGTATATAATTTTGATCACTTGTCTTACAAAGACTTAGAAACATGCGAATATCATAGAGAAAGAATATACGAAACTTATATGGACATTACATGGAAAAACTTTAAGGTTGAATGTCAGCGTCTATCAAACAAAGGCATGTCTTCTTCAACATCATGAATGTATAATTGAATCAAAGCGTAATGTAATACTTTCATCAAATCTTTTCTAGCATCTGAAGCCATACCTTTTTTACCATATCTTTGTGCGTACTTTAGTACATTACCAATACAAAAACCAGTGCCATGGCCCCCGTCAATAATAAACTCAGTGGCTTGAAAGTTATCTTTTGAGTAGTGACTGCTATATGTAGAATCAATATATTCTTGAAACTCTTTTAGTAATTCTTTTTCATTAAATTTATAATTAATCTTCTTCATTACAAAACTCCATGATCATTGGGAAGATAGGTTCTAAAGCTTTCGCACATTCTACTGCGAGTTTTATGTGTTCTTTTTGCGTGCCATGACCTGAACGTAATCCGATGTAATGGATCCAGGACCGTATGGTACCGTTGACATACAATCTAGATTCGATGATACCTTCCGGCAAAACTGCACGAGCTTGTTCTTTAGCGATGCCATTTTCAATCGCCCAGCTGTAAGATTTTTTTGCTGCATTTACTACCTCCGACTGTTGCATTAACCATTCTAATTGTAATTCAGCATCATTTGTATCGATACTATTTTGTCTATTCTTTGTATCTTGTAAACGAGTATCTCTTAGTTGAAACTTTAAATCTTGTGTAGGGTCAGCATACCTTTGACTAAACTCCTGAAAGGAGAATGACCTATGTCTTAGAAGCTGCCTTGCGATATCACGGGTAGTTTCTACTTCCAAGCAAGCGCTAACCATTTCAAATGGCGACCAGTGTTTTTCTCTAATGAGG